CAAGTCTAATCTTATCACCAGTATTATATCCTTTGATACAATAACTGTTTGTATCTGCTGACCATGTATCACCAGAAATATCTGATAATCTAACGAGTCCATCACAACCATTTTCTGGAATCTCTACAAACACACCATAGTCTTGGATGCTGGAAATAACACCTTTAAACACCTTACCTAAGTGGTCAGCCATGTAGATACATTGCATATATTTGATTGAGTCACGTTCAGCTTTCTGTGCTTTCTTTTCTCTCTCAGATAAGTGTAAACATCTACCTTCTAATTTCTCCAATTTTGGAATCGTTTTTTCTTCCAAGTATCTATTCAATAATCTATGAACAATTACATCAGGATATCTTCTAATTGGGCTAGTAAAGTGAGCGTAATTCTCAAATCCAAGACCATAATGACCAGGATTCTTAGTTGTGTACGTTGCTTTCTGCATTGTCCTAACAACTAAGTTTTCAATCATATTAGCTTCTGGTTTACCTTTAACATCCAATAGCAATTGGTTAAGTGTATTGGTAATCTCAGTAGGATTTTGAGTTCTAATTTCATACCCAAATTCTTTGATGAACACTTTAAGTTTTTCTAATTTCTCTTCGTTAGGTTTATCGTGAGCTCTGTTTACCATTGGGAATCCTTTGCTATTCACAAACTCTGCAACGTGTTTATTTGCAAGCAACATAAATTCTTCAATCAATTTGTTTGAATCTTTACCAACCTTGAATATAATACCCACTGGTTTATTTTTCTCATCCAATTTGAATTTTATCTCTTGTTTATCCAAAGAAATACTACCATGCTTGAAACGTTCTTTACGCATTTTCTGAGCATATTTATTCAATAGTCTAACAGAATCAAATAATTTTTTAATATTATCAGCATATCTCATTTTATTATTTACATTTAAACCCTTTAAGAACCCGAAATCAGACATATCAGTTTCCCCTTTAGCTTCTGATTCAATTATTGTTTGAGCTTCTTCATATGTTAATCTACAATCTGAATTTATCACAGTTTTTCCAAACCATTCCTCAATCACTTTACCTTGTTTGTTTATTCTAAAGATTGCCGAGAAACATAATTTATCCTCGTTAGGCCTTAACGAACATAATCCGTTTGATAGGTTTTCTGGAAGCATTGGTACACAACGGTCAACAAGATAAACACTCGTTCCTCTGGCATATGCTTCTTTATCCAATTCAGAATCTGGTCGCAAATAATGTGACACATCAGCGATATGAACACCAACGGTTAATTCACCATCAACCCATTCAACACTCAAAGCATCATCAAAGTCTTTGGCATCTGCAGGGTCAATTGTAAATGTAAGAACATTACGCATATCTCTACGTTTATCAATTTCTGTCTGTGTAATCTCAGTTGAGATAGCATTTGCTTCTGTGATGACATCTTCCTCAAAATCATAAGGTAAGCAATACTCTTCTAGTATTGAATGAATTTCAGTTTCGTGTTCACCAGCGTTACCAAGTATTTTAATAACTTCACCATTAGGGTTTTTAGCACCTTCTTTCCATTCAACCAACCTTACGATAACTTTCTGTCCATTGGTTGCTTTCATCATCTTATTCTTTGGAATAAAGAAATCTACTGATAGTTTATTACTATCAGGTATGAAGAATACATGTTTATCACTAATTTGTAACATACCCACAAATTCAGTTCTAAATCGTTCAACAATTTCAATTACCTTACCTTCTAGTGAACGACCATCACCTGGTATCACTTCAATTTTTACACTATCCAAATGCAACGCATGATTTGTGTTGCTTTTGTTTAAATATATGTCCTTAGGTAAGTCTGTGCTTACCAAGTATGCAGAACCGCTTTGATTCATGCTAAGTTTTCCGTCTAATATATCTCCTACTTTAATCATATTAATATTTTCTAATTATGAATTGGTTAACCAATTCTTTATATTTTTTTTCGTCATTTTGTATTCTATTAAAAATTATTTTAGTAGAATCTTTATGTTTATTTTTGTAAAATTCTAAATTTAATTGTTGGGTCATATGTGTAGGGAATGTTTCGTTGTTTAACTTTCTATAAATATAAGAGCCATATCTATCTGCAATCAATTCTTCACCAATAATATCTTCAAAAAATTCTTCAAAATCACTCAAAGATAATTTTTTTAATATTTCTTTTTTACCTAACTTTTGTATTCTCTTTATGTGTGCTGTTTCATGTAGTATAACGAAATAAATCAATCGAGTGTCATCAATAAATTCTTTATTCATCATTTGTTTCAAATCTATAAAAACACCTTCGAATGTAGCCATAGCCAATGTTCCTCTTAAATCAGCCATATGATATTCTATATCACTACTCTCCATAAAACAAATTAAACCATGAACATTTTGTTTTTTAATAATTTTAGTTAATTCGGTTTTTAATTCTTCTTTTAACATAAACCTTCTTTAAATATTTTACAAATATACTTTATTTTATTCTATAACAAAACAAAAAACTCACTTATTTACAAGTGAGTTTTGTTTTTAATGTCTATCTGCAGGTACTACAGTGATATTAAACGTTTTAAGTCTTCCAGATTGAACTTTTTTATTTAAAAATTCATGGAATACTGGGATGTGTAAAATTCTATCATCCCATAAAACGATTTCATTAGTTTCTGGAAACTTATCCAATAACATATCCATAGTTTTCATCTTAGCAACATCAGTGGCACCACCTTTGTTATAATGGTATTCGTCAAACACTAAACCATGTTCTTCTAATATCTTTTCCACATGTGTTGAAAGCTTAATCATACGACCAGTCAACATAACCATAAGAGTTTCATCTTCTAGTTTCAGTTTATCGTAAGCTTCTTTAACCATTTCAACAAGTGGTGCATCAAATATATCAGTATCTAGGCTCTCGGCTTTTCCCCACCAACCTTGATGCGGCCATTCTTTACCTGTCTTCTCTAGGTATTTTTGTTTACCAGTGATTGGTAATTCAGTATCTACTAGCGTACCATCAAAATCTAGTACCGCAATTTTAGTTATTTTTTTCATTTTATTCTTCTATTTCTAGACGTTTCACTACGTCTTTTATATTAATATATGATGTTATAATCATTGGTAACCCCAACAATGCGTTACAGAAATCGAACATGTATCTATATGTTGAAAATACGCTACCTACAGTAACTGTATTATACATGACATAATATGTTAGTAATGCAGTTACACTACCATAAACACTTCCTTGAATCCAAAGACTAAACTTTGAATTTATGTATGCTGTTTTTATAGCAATCTTTTGTCCTCGTCTTAATAGATTATTGACAGCACCAATCTTTCTTTGCCCAATAATATCAGTTTGTTCCTCTGAAATATCATTATTCAAAGCTGTCATGGCTGCCAGTCTAGGTGAATAATAATAACTAGCACCTATGATAGCTAAACCAGAAAGAACCATAAAACCTACTATTGGTAAACTTACAAGTGATAAAAAGTATATTGAGCCTACTACACCGATAAATGTTTGAATAACAACAATCATATCATATTCAAAAAATCTAACTATGTTATTCATTAGGGTTAACCTTCCATTTATCTTAGTTGTTTCTATTCCAGCTTCAATTTGTTTATGTGTTTCATTTGATGCAAATTTACGATATATACCAGAGAATACCTTTATATCGTAAATACGACTTATATACCCAAAAAACATAATCAATACAAAACTTCCAACCATATACCAAATATAAGAATAATCTTTTGCTATCAAATGGTCAATCGTATTTCCAAGTATTTTAGGGTATATCAACATCAGAATTGAATTTATTGAAAACAGAGAATATGAAAATGTTATTGCTTTCCAATTCTCTTTAAACATTACTTTTAACTTATACATTTTTTTATTTTATTTACTATTTTTTTAAATATGTTTTCTTTTTGTGTGTTGTTATCTGCTAACAAACTACCATATATGCGTTTTGTAGCCGAGCCTAGCAAAACCATCGTTATTGGTCCATGTGCTTGAATAGTACTTTTAAGACCACCTTTAATCTTATTAGTTTCAATCTTTTTTTCTCGTCTTAGTTTTTCGATTGTTTCCAAGTTATCCTTTTCATATTGTTTTATATGAATCATTATCTTATCGATATTAGGACTTTCGGAAGCTAATTCATATTTAATATTGTGTTTTAGCTTCCCTTCTCTTGTTGCTATTATGTTAAATTTCATCTATTAATGTATTCTATTGACCTAAATGCATGGCCGAGTATTGTTCAAGCCATTGATTCTTTCTGATATCATGGTCCAACACACCATATTTCATAATTTTCTTTTTGGTTTTCTTTTTGAAGAACCCTTTTATCTTATCCCATAGTTTTTTATACCATGGTTTACTATAAACATAGTCTAAATAAACAAAATCCATCTTAGGCATTGACATAGGTTGTACCGCTACCAAGTCATGAGCTAGCGTTTGTGCGAATACTCTTCGCACAGCTGGGAATACTACGTTTTCGAATGCAGTTATTTTCCAAAAGAATTCCAAATCAACATCTGGTTTCTTTTTAACTGACCAAAGGTGTATTTCAAGCTTAGCTTCTTCTAATTCAATAGCAAATAAAGTAACAACTTCATCTAAAATTATTTTATTTGCTATTGGGTATTGGTATTTTTCTTCTTTATCTACAAGTAGATAAATCCCATCATTACCAGCTTCGCTAGTTTTTATATAGTATTTATCATCTAAGTGTTTGTGTATGTATTTTCGCATTCACAATTATACTCATTTTACAAATACTAGTAAAGACTATTTTTTAGGTTTTGGCTTTATAGTTGAAATTAATTTCTTCCCTTCTAACTTTGGAATTGCTTCAGCAGAACCGTAGTCTTCCAAATTAATAATCAATTTAAGTATAAGTTCCTGTCCCTTATCAACAAAAGCCATTTCACGACCTCTAAATTGCATTGTAAGTTTAACCTTATGACCCTTTTTAAGAAAATCAATAATATGTTTGGTACGATATTCTAAGTCATTATCAGCCATGTTTGGTCCAAGCTTAACTTCTTTTACATCTAACCCTTTGTTTTTAGGTTTTTTGCTTTGTTCATACGTATACTTCTCGTAGTTCATAATCTTACAAATACCAATGTCATTAGTTTCAGTAACTAAAACTAAATCCAACTCTAATTCATTAGCTTTTGCTAATGCTTCTTTTAAAGTAACAACCTCACCTTTAAACCCATCACCAGTTAATCTAATATTTTGGGTTTTTATTTCTGCGTTTAGTTTTTCTTTTCTAACCTGTTTTTTCATATTGTTGCTCTAATAAATTCAATCAATTCGTCAAATGTGTCAACTTGGTTAATATTGTAGTACTCACATACTACATCTACATTACCTTTTCGCCAAAAACCTTCTGGACATAATACAATCAACTTTTGTTCTTTGGCGTGTAACCCTAACTCCAATAATGAAATTGGTGATTTTGTATTCGGGTCAAAATACATTATAACAATCTGAGCCATTTCAAGGGAATTTAATTCCCATGTAACTTGTTCAACAAATTGTTCGTTATGAATATCTTGTGACCATGATGAATCCCAATCATTACGTCTTGGGTTAAGAAATCTGATTGGTTTATCAGATAGTGCGGCAATAACTTTCTCTTGCCATTTTTCAGCTAGTCCGCTATCATCTAAACCAATGCTACCAGCAAGGAATATTGTTGTATAATTATCATCACCGACCCAAGTATTTGGTGATTGAATTTCTATCGTTTTTTTCATGTTTTAAAATTATCTATTACGATAATAAGTATTAATTACAGAACCTACTTTTATTTTTCCACCATTTAAATTTGTTACACCTTTTTCATTTAATAAATTAGTAACTTCATTAAACGTATTTGTTTTTTTTAATTTAACAATTTCTTTTTTTAATTTATCACTTTTCTTTACCCTAGAATTTTTTCTTTTAGGTAATTTGAAATTATTTACTGTACAAATATTTTTATATACTTGATTTGGATTTTTAACTTCTGGTACTATATCGATTATTTCATAAGCTGTTAAACCTTTTTTATAAAGATTTAAACATGTTTCATTTCTTTTTTTTATTTCTTCTTTTTTAATAACTCTTAAATCAACACCTAATTTATATAATTCTGAAACACTTGAAGAATTTAGATTTAAATTATTTTTAATAAAATCAATACTCAAACCAACAGATAATAATTTATTAGCTTTATTTGCTAAATTATTTAATTCTATTTTCCTAGCTTCATTCCTAATTTGTCTAGTATTAATTGAATACTTCTTCAATATTTGACATACTCTGCTTTTTGTAATACCTAATTCAATTGCTATAGATTCAGCTGATTTACCAGACAAACCTTCCATAATTATTTTTGTATGTTTGTCTTTATCTACTCTAGTGTTTTCCATTTTTATTAATTAATTTTAATTTTTCTTCTCTAGTTAATTGTTTTATTCTATATTCTTCTTTGCTAGCTGAACTCCTGTCCTCGGACTCAAATGAAGCCTTTAGAACAACTGGAAGTCTAGCTTTGGTATATTTAGCACCTTTACCATTATTGTGTGTTTTAAACCTCTTATCGAGGTCTGTGGTTATCCCAGTATATAACGTTCCATCGGAACATTCTAAGATATAAACGTACCATTTTTTCATAATACAAAGATACTAATTATTTTTACATTAACAAGTATCTTTGCATTTATTTTTATTTGGTAAAACCTATTTGACTTTTTGAGTTATGTCCATATGTGTCAAGTGACATAATTTTATCAATAGCAAATTGTTTTATGTAGTCCAAAGAATTACCTATCAACTTCTTAGAGAAATGTTTTAATTCTTTCGCTGTGAATAAATCACCAATCATGTTATGTAATATTTCAAATACTTCATCTTCTGATTGAATACCTTCAATATTCAAAACGTATTTAAATCTAGATGGTCGGTCTTTCAATGCGGATGGTATTCTTTCTAAATAATTAGTTGTCCCAAAAATGATACAATTATCCATTGACTCATTACCATCAAATATTATTTTCAATGACCCTTCACTTTTATCGTTTACGAAAGAATCGATTTCCTCAAAGATAACAACTATTGGGTTATCTTGTATTGCTCTAATTTTTCTAAGGAATGACCAACATGCTGCGATATTTTCTTTACCGTTGAAATAGAAAACTAAACCATTATGTTCTTCGATAATTTTTGTAGCATAGTTCTTTACAATAGTAGACTTACCAGTCCCTTGTTTACCATATAATAGAATACCTACTTTATGGTAGAAACCCAAGCTTGACATCTTTGTTACAACATTTTTGTCGAAAAATATTTTCAAAAGGTCTTCAATCTTCTCTTTGTCAGGGAATTGGTGCATTTTAACAGTTTCCTTATCGGTATTAACCGTCAACAAAAGTTTGCTTTCTGGGAAAGGCAACCAACTTATTGTATAAAGACCTGAATCTAATTTTTTTTGTGTTTTAATCGTATCAAGGATTGAAAACGAAATCTCGCCATTCTCTAAATAATGGAATGATTTTAAATCTACTGTACTACTCATTTCTTTTTTATCATTGTTTAATAATTCCATTTTCTATTAACATTTCTTCCACTTTAACCCAATCAACAAATGGTCTATTTGATAAGTTTGAATCATACTTCAATGGACAACCCAATGCTGAATCATCAATCATTAAATCACCATAACACTTTGGACTAGATGTCCAAGTTTTTTGAGTTGGGTTTTCTTGAATCCCATATAATGTAATATCATTATTTTTAAACCATTCAACAGCTTCTTTTAATGTATCTCTTTTATTACCCATGAAACTTAGGAACTGACTATCACTTCTCATCGTAAAAAGAATCAATTTATGTCCATTTGCTATTAATTTTTTTAATACTGGTACACTACCAATATCTTTTCCAATATTTGGGAAACTATGTGTAACACACGTTCCATCAAAATCTATCAAAATATCGATAGGACTTATTTTTTTTATTTCATTTTCCATATTAAAATGTTGTAAATTCACCATTTATAAAATTTATGTGTTGTGACCTCCCATCATTATGGATAATCACGTGCGATTGTAACCAAGTGCTGGCTCCTTTGTTGTACCCAACTCTTAATTTAGTTGATGTTCCAACAGCCAATGCACCATCCTTTCGACCAGGTGAATGATAGTGACCTACGATAATCTTTGTATTCAATTTACGGAATTGTAATAATGAACCACGACTACCATTTGAACCAATATCACCATGTTGACCTAATTCCCAATCTTTAACTCTATATGTAGCACTTCTACCTAGAGTAATGAATTTAGGAAATCTCTCGTTGATAATACATGGAATAACACCTTTAACATTGTAAGGGTCTTTACCATATTGTTCCAATAACATATCAGACATTTTCATGTAAAGTCTTGAGTTCTTGTAAGTTGGTTGTTTCTTCCAATCTTCATTCTTTAACCAACGGTCTAAGAAATCATCATGGTTACTTCTAACAATCACAACGTTATCAAACTTCTCAAAAGCTTCTAACCCATATAACATTAAATCAACTTCTTTTCCCAAGTCATTTGTCCCAGCCACTTCTTTACCATATTGGATAAAAGGGTCTTTCATTTCGTGATGGCTAATAGAATTACCGTCAAAAACATCATGTAGAACTACATGTTTTGGTGTTAATTTATCTAACAAACCCATAGTTGAATCTAAAACTTCTTGGTCGTGATGTCCATAGTGAATATCACCTAAAACAGCTGCTGCTATACTATTCAACCCAATTACTTTTCCACTTTCAACTCTATTATACAAATCACTAAAATTACCTGACTTATCATCGGCAGTTACCTGTCTGACAAAAAATATTTCATCATCTTTAATCTCAACAATAACAAAACCAAACGTGTGATGGAATTCACCAGTCTTACCAGATTTAGAATCAGTATAGTTTTTCTTGGTTACT